AATAATTCATCAAATACTGATATCTTTTGAAATAGCTCATGTAGTTCATTAGTGTAATTATACTTCAAACTCTGGTTTCTCTTACGATAGTCATCATAGTTCTGTTCATTAAAGTTACCAACCCAACCTTTAGGATTGATAATAAAATTAGATATGAAAAAGTTCTTGGTATTTTCTGGAGTAAGATACTTCCTAGCAACTTTTGCAAAGAAAGGTTTATCTTTTCTCTTTAGATATGAATCTACAGTTACTTTCGCTTTTCCATGATATTTGTTATAATCATAGTCACTATTAAAGTGTAACTTTAGTGCGTGATATATTTTATAGGCTTCGTATGCTTCCATCTTATATCGGTAATGTTGCAACCTTTGGAAGATAGTTAAGGTTTCTTGCATCTACCTCAACCTTTTCTTTCAAAGATTTAGTTATCAAAGGTTTAATCATTTCTGGTTCTAACTGATACTTCTCGCAATAATCTAATAGTGCGTCCATATAAGTTCCACCACCTTCACTGACAGTTTTCTCTATTGCAATAGAAAACTTTTTTGGTGTCATTAATTTTTCTTCAACTTCTTCCATTATTACCTCATTTAACTTTTAAATTACTAGGATTATATTGTTCACCATTATAACCACCTTGCGTTCCATCAACACCGCTGTTACACCCCACAACTACTAGAACCAAACCAAATATAATCCATATCACACTTCTTTTACTGTATAACATAAATGTTTCAAATGTTTTTTCTGCTTCTATCTGTGCTTCTTCTCTAGGTGTCATTCGTGTTCACCACCCTTGTCGTTTTCATCTAACTTAACTTTTTTACCATTGAACCACATGGTTCTTGCACGACTAGGTGTAGATGTAGGGAAATTGTTAAAAAATGATGGTCTACGTTTTGCAGTTTCAAATGTTCCTACTGTAATAACAATAGCTGCAAGTAAAAAAATGTGAGCGATTGCACTAATACCAAATACAACAAAACTACCAACTAAAAAAGAAAATACGATACACCACATCCATGCAAGTATTTGTAAAACCATGTGTCTTACTTGTAAATCTGGAATATGTCTCAATGGATTCCTATCCATATTCATTACACCATTCCAACAATCATATATCCATTCTCTCATATCTATCACCTTTTCAAATGTTACCTTTATTGGATAGTGTGCATCCACAACATCTCTGAAATCAATTGCATCATATAAATCAACAAAAACTTTTACAACCTTCTTATCTTTAAAATATGCAGTTACTTTGTACATTGTTCTTTACCAGCACAATCTACTGGAAAACAGTCAACTTGAATGTCATAAAATTCATTAGAGTGATTTTTACTCCACATACTTTTATTAGATAATTGTTCACACTGTGCAAGTGTAAATTCTTGGTTTAATACATCTTGATTACCTATATAAGTCCACTGACCTTCACCAGTTAATCCCCACATAGAAATCACTAATACAAATAAATTTTCCATTCATCACTCCATAATTAAGTGGTGGTGTTTCTGTTTCCAAGTACACCACCGAAACTCAGTATGATTAAGCTGCTAGAGCGTAATCTACAGGCGCAAAATTATCGTTTGCACTTATCAAGTTTGACCAATAACGCAGTCATCCGATAGTTCTACTCGCCTCTATTTCCGTCAGTCGAACCTATTTCACCCCCATCATAACTACTCTCACGCAGTGATTCACTATCTCATCTAAGAGTAGTTATGGTGGAGGTGGAGGGTATCGCACCCTCGTCCTGCCCAGCATTCGATTTGTATCATCAAACTATGATTCTATTTATATCAGATTACTCTTCAATTGTCAAGTTTAATTTTTCTCTATTTGCAAGATGTTCTTCTACAATATCTTCTTTAGATTGACCATAATAACGTACTGCATGATTATTATCTACTAGGAGTTGATTGATATTGTGTTCACCACCATACCAAATTTCTCCAAGAATTCGTCCATACTTTCCTTTACCATCTTTGAATGTTTTCAAAGTTAGTTCACCAGCATTTGTCCATTTAGTTAGAAACGCAGATGCAGCTTTACCATATACTTTTTCAATAGGGTCAGATGTTCTAGATTCTGGTGTATCAATACCATACATTCGTATACGTTGATTTTGCATCCAAACACCAAAACCTAAGTCGATATCTACATCAACGGTATCACCGTCAACTACTTTTACTAATTTACATTTATACTCATACATTTAATTCTCCCATACGATATTAGTCTTTTCTGTTGGTTGTTTATTAAATTGGAATTGATTACCCCCAGCAATAATACAAGCAAGGTCTGGATTAATAATCTCTACGATACTAAAAGTCTTAGTTTCTATATTTAATGCAATAACTACTGTAGTTTTGATAAATTGTTGACCATCCGTAGCTGGTGCAATACCGACACCTTGCATATAAGGCATTTCCAAATATTTACCACCAATTAGATTTTTCATTTCTTCAGTTGTCATACAATTCACTGGCTTTTGTGAATTAAAATTCAGTGTAGATGCATATGCACTTGTACTCATAACAAGTGATAAAATTAATGCACTAAGCGGCTGTCTCATTTTCTTTTTCCCAATGCGTGGTGAAATCGTCAATAGATTCTACTAATAGTGGTAAGTAGTCATGTTTAGTCTTAACAAACTCTTGAACAATTCCATCTTCTGTTACAACTAGAATAACAATCTGATTGATTTCAATTCCAGTTCGTTCTTCAAACATTTCTGCATATGCAGATGCTTGAATATAGTAGGACTCATTCCAATCATCATTTCGTTCTCTTGTAGAAGTTTTAAAATCAATGATAGAAGGAATTCCATTGTATTCACCAATACAATCGACTCGTCCTGCTACCATATATTTATCGGAATAAAGACCACACTCTTGTGACATAATGTTGTCTACTTTTTCTAATAGTACTGGTTTGATTTGACCAAACAAAGTATAAGGAAGAAAGTTCTTCTTATGTGTTTCTTCGTCAAATTCGTTGTTTAAGAAGTCTTCGCACATTTGGTGTACTTTTGTACCCCTTGCAGCTGCTGTTCTCGCAACATAGTTTGCGACATCATCACCAACTCTTTTACGCCATTCCATAAGACCTTCCATCTTACGTCTAGATAGAACAGTAGTAATAGAGGGATAAAGTTTCCCCTCTGGAGTGACGTAAAAGCGTTTGCGATTGACGTTTTTAGTAGAGAGTTCTGCAATCTCTACGGGCTTGTGTGTAAACATAATATATCCTCACGATTTAATTATTTCATAATACCATAACTCAACACACTTGTCAAGTCAATTTTAATGCTTCTTCTGTAGTCTCTGTAACCCTTCTTGTCCAACCACGACCAAAAGTTTTGAAGTGTTTTAACTTCTCATAATACTTTTGTCTGTCTGATTGATATGTTTTGACAACATCTTCAATACCATGTTTATCAACATATGCATCAATCATTTTAAGTGAGTTAGGGCCGATACCACCGTCAACTGTTGTACCAACAATCTTTTGAATAAATTTAGCAGCTCGTCCAGTTCCAGCATTAACGCCAAAATCGAAAATGCAGAGTGCAAGCGCTGGGTGAAGTGCATCACCTTTTACTCTATCCCAATATTCAGTTTTATAGATAGGTGCAACATCTGTTACTTCTAATCTTTTCATGTCTTTTGGTCTAAGACCATTCTTTTTACAGTATGCATCATAAACTTTTTTAGTTACGCCTAAGTTAGTTTCACCGCCTGGGTCGCTGGGGTGATTTACATAGCCGCCTTCGTGATGCAAAATAAGTTCTAAACAATGATTATATTCCTTGTTTATCATTTTCCTTGTCCTCTATATTTTTTATAACTTCTACGTTTGTGTTTATTCATACTAGAAGTTTTAGGTTTCTTTCCAATTGAAGTACCCTTTGGTGTACTCTCATGGACTGATTGAGTTGAAAATGTTTTTGCCATTAGACCTCAACTCCTTTTTTTGTTTTACTGATTAAGTAACTACGAACTAAACCAGAACGGACAATATCACCGATATTAAATTCTACAGATGTAAACTCTTCCATTTCTGCAATGATATCCATAAACTTAGGCATACCATCTTTGTCTGAATTTTTTACTAAATCAGACTGGAAGAAATCACCAGAGAAAATAATCTTACTATCTTGACCTACACGAGTCATAATTGTATCTAACTCATGAAAGTTCAAGTTCTGACATTCATCAACTAGGATGATTGCATTGTCTAGTGTGATACCTCGCAAATATGATGTTGTTAAAAACATAACTGAACCTTGTGCTTTCAGTCTATCATACAACATTGTAAATGCTGTATCACTAGGTTGTTCAAACATGAATTGCACCATATTCTGATATGGAATCTGATACAATGCAGTTTTGTCTTCCTCATCGCCTGGCAAGAAACCTATTTCTCTTGTAGGTACTGCACTACGAATTATATACACACAATCATATGGTGTACTTGGGTCTAATACTTTTTCAAGTGCAAGGTACAAGGAAATAAAAGTCTTTCCAGTTCCAGCAGCACCATGAAGAAATAATTCTTTATTGTCTTTTTTAAATGCCTCAAAGGCAACTTTTTGATTATCTGTAATTGGTTTAATTGTTACCAAATCATCAATTTTTACATCTTGTTTTTTCGCCATTAATCAATCACTCCATGTTTCTTTAATGCTTGTCTGGTTTTTATACTCTTGGTAGATTCTTTACCATATCTATCTGCAACAGCACTGCCTGGATTTGATTCTGCAATTCTAGACATTTGTTCTTTCCATCCATTATCATTTTTAACCATATCACCA